ATCTCACCTTTAAATTCTTCAGGATCAAATCCCTCTTGGGTTGACTCAAATAGTGTAAGTTTATTCAGTAGGTCTCGCATAATATAATTCCTTTATTAGATTTATACTATATTTAGCGTTAAATGTAAAGTTTAATAGTTATATCGGACTTCGCGGATTGTGCCGTTTTGAAGTTCATACTTGGCTCTAATCCATACAAACTTGCCAGTAAACGTACTTGAAACATCATAATCAACAGCATCAGCGTTGTTAGGTTGATTGTAATATGTGCTATCACCTGCAAACGTATTAACTTGTACCCAGTCTGTATCGTCATCACTTGGATACTGCTCTAGTGTGCCTTGTATAGTAATGCTACCTAAAAACGCATTTACAACGGTATATAGCGTGTGTATACCGTCACCATTCTTATAATACCCACCACCTATCTTCTTTTCACTGTATTGTGCTGAAGATGATGTTGAATCTATGTTCTGTAGTAATATGTTAGTTCCGTTGATCATACTGTATTTATCGGTTTAATATATATTTGAAAACCTTGCCTATTAAGTCAGGTGCTCGTAATTGTAACATTAATAGTGTATTATCATCTGCTACTTGGATATATCTTCTATCGTAATTTTCACTTGTAGCAACTAACCATCTATAAACACTTTCAGTAAATGTAACGTTAGGAACCTGTTTAGACAACCAGTCAGCCACACTTTTTCTTGAACCAGCATCTAATTTATGCGGGTGTAAGTATACTCTGTATTCATATTTGTTATAAGGTAACTCATTAACATAAATTTTCTTATCACTATTCAAAATAGTTTTTTCTGTACCTTGTTTAGGTTGGGCTCTATACTTTACATATTCTGTAAATTCTTTACCTAATTGATCATATAGATCAAAATCATTAGTGTATAAGTCAACGTACTTACCTTCTAATCTTTTACCAAAGGATTTACTATCAAATGCATTTAACATTAAGCAAAGTTTTATCCAACTTTCGTGATTTTCAGTTACATCTTCTACGATGTCTTTACGCCAAGGTTCTTGACCTTTAAATCCATTCTGACATATATCTAACAGTTGAGAAAAAGTATACCAGCGTAATGCGCCTGCACCTGGAATCCTTAGAGTAATTTTATAAATGTATTTGTTATAAAATTTCTTTTTAGTTGTCTTGGCTGTTGGCAGTTTCATTTTCAACCCTCTTTACTGCTGCTTTTGCTGCTTTACGTTCTGCTTTAGTCATAGGCTTAGGAGCAGGAGTAAATGCAAACGTGGGTTTATCATTGTCAATTGTTACATTAACTATTCCGCCATCTACTAATTCACCAAATAAAACTTGCTTACTAAGTGGTGTTTTAATTTCTGCATCTATCAATCTACTTAACGGCCTAGCACCCATTCTCTTACTATACCCTTTTCCTGCTAACCATGAAATAGTTTCTTCGTTTAGTTTGATAGTAATGTTTTTATCTTTTACTTGACCATTAAGTTCTTTAATAAATTTTAAAACAATTTCTTTTACAACAGATTTTGATAACTTGCCAAACTTAACAGTAGCATCTAGTCTATTTCTAAACTCTGGAGCAAAAAAGTTTTTAACTGCTTTTTCATCTTCATCAAATCTTTCTAGGTCATCAAATCCAATAGTATTATTTTCGTTATCAGCAGCACCTAAGTTACTAGTCATAATGAGTATACTATTTCTACCATCTGCTTGTTTACCATTTGATCCTGTTACAAAACCATTATCCATAAACTGTAACAAAATATTAGACACATCTTGATGTGCTTTTTCTATTTCGTCAAGTAGCAATATAGCATTAGGTGTTTCTTGTAATTTAGTAATCAACTGTCCTGCATTTTCATCAAAGCCTACATATCCTGGAGGTGCACCAATTAATCTTGCAACACTATGCTTCTCTTGATACTCACTCATATCAAATCGTATCAATGTCATGCCCATCTTTTCTGCAAGTTGTTTTGCTGTTTCTGTTTTACCGCAGCCTGTAGGACCTAAGAATAAAAAACTACCAATGGGCTTCTCAGGGGACTTTAGTCCTGCTTGTGCAACAAAAATTTTATCAAGTAATTTATCTACTGCATCATCTTGACCAAAAATACTTTTCTTCATAGCCGGTTCAAGATTATGTAAATTTTTACTTTCCTTCTGTGCTACTGTTTCTAAAGGCATTTTAATCATTTTAGATAATTCATAAGTAACTTGTTCTACATCAACTATTTGTGTAACACCTTCTTCAACAGGATCATCGTTTAGTTTATAACGTGCAGAAGCACAGTCAATAATATCGATGGCTTTATCAGGAAGTTTTTTATCTGATATGTATTTTATAGATAATTTTACAGCCTGTTCAATTGCTTCAGATGTAATATTAACATTATGATGTTGCTCATAGTATTTTTTCAAACCTTTAAGTATTTTAATTGTTACTTCTGCTGTAGGCTCATCAACTGTTACACGTTGGAATCTACGCATTAATGCACGGTCCTTTTCAAAGTACTTGCGATACTCTTCCCAAGTAGTTGAAGCAATAACTTTCATACCACCTTTACTTAATGCTGGCTTTAACATATTTGCTAAATCATTTGAACTCTGACTTGCTGTACCTGCACCTGACATCATATGTGCTTCATCTATGAATAATATAATTTTACCTTTTCTTTCTAGAGCACCTAATACTGCTTTTATTCTTTCTTCAAAATCGCCTCTGTATTTTGATCCAGCAACTAGAGAACCTATATCTAAAGTATATACAGTATGATCTTGTATAAATTTAGGCACTTTCTTTTCGTGTATCTTACGTGCCAGTCCTTCTGCAATAGCAGTTTTACCAACACCTGGATCTCCTACCATTAATACATTTGACTTAGTTCTGCGTGCTAATACAAGTTCAATATCTTCTAACTCGAGATCTCTTCCAATTACAGGATCAATTGTTTTTTGTTTAGCCTTTAATGATAGGTTATCACAAAACTGATTTACTATTTTATCTAATTGATCATTTGTAAGAGGTCCTGACCCGCTTTCGTTTTCAAAAAATTCATCTTCTTCAATATAATGTTTTTGAAAGTGCTGAACAAATTTTTCTTTTATAATCCCGCCTTTTGTTAAGAAGTAAAAAGCAAAACTATTTTTTTCGGATAGTACACTAACTATAACATCAGCAATTTCCATTTGGTTTCTACCGCTGAATAATACTTGTGTAAAGCATCTATTCAATACACGTTCTACACTGTTAGTTTTCCTAGGTAGTGTTTTATCAGTAGATTCAATATCTTTTAAATTGTTTTTTAAGTAATGATCAAGATTAGATTTTATATAATCCACATCGGCACCATATTCCTTCAGACCTGCTGATGACTCTTTATCGGCAACAATTGCAAAAATAAGATGTTCTAATGTAATTAATCTATGGTTGTAGGATTTGGTTATTTCTACAGAACTATCAAAAATCTTTTGTAATTGTTTACTTGGTTCAATCATTTTTTAATTTCTTCCTTAATTTGTTTAATTTCTTTAATGCTAATTGTAACTTCAACCGACTCACTCTGTCAACAAAACAAATGCCATTTAGGTGATCAAACTCGTGTTGAAAACATTTTGCAAGGTATCCTTGTATTTTTCCTTCTTTAGTTTCCCCCTGGGCGTTCTGCCATTGCCCAACTATCCATGCAGGTCTTGTAACTTTAATTAATAAACCCGGATAACTTAAACATCCTTCTGTGTCTAATACAGTTTCTTTGCTTGCTTCTAGTATTGTAGGATTAAACAATGCAAAAGGCTTAGGAAAATTTGGTATATCATTACTACCCATAACAAAGACTCTTTTTTTCAAATCTATTTGATTAGCAGCAAGTCCAATGCCTTTATTGTTAATCATAAAATTACACATATCCCACTCTAGTTTTTCTGGATCATATTGTTCGTTATTAAAATCCCATACCTCACTTTGTTGGTTAAGTGCTTCGTGCAGCCCTAATTTATAATCTATATCTAGTTTATATTCCATGTTTTATGTTTCTTAGTTTGTTTCTTTGTTCTTCATTATATTTAGGTATGTCTGCTTTAATTCTTATTTGTAAATTGCCTCTTATCTTAGTACTGATGTTAGGCAAGCCCTCGCCTTTACAACTTAATAAAGTGTCCGGTTGTGTGCCAGCAGGTATATTAATTTCAATGCTTCTGTTGTCAATAGTAGCAACTTGAGTTTTTGAACCTAACATTAAATCCCATGCATTAACTTTAACTTCACATAGTATATTATCCCCGTAACGTTGGAAGCGGTGGTGATTGCGAATGCGTATTTGTACATGTAGGTCACCTGCAGGTACATTTGGAATATTTTGTTCACCCATTCCTCTATATCTAATTGTTTGACCGTGTTCAACACCTTTAGGTATATCAACAGTAACTACTTTAGTTCTTCCTGTTGGAAGTTGTATTTCCATTCCTATACTTTTACCACGTAACACATCTTCTAATGTTACATCTACAGCAACATTAATAGGACGGTTGACTGGTCTTCTTGCACCGCCTTGTCCAAAAAACGAACTGAATATATCATCCATCCCGCCACTAAATGGCGAACCATTAAAATTAAATTCAAAATTCTGAGAATTATATCTATGTTGATTAGGATCAGTAGTTCCAAACTGATCATACATCTGTTTCTTTTGCGGATCGTTAAGAGTTTGGTATGCTTCGTTTATTTGTTTAAACTTAGAATCGTCACCTCCTGTACGATCAGGATGGTGGGTCATTGACTGTTTTTTGTAAGCCTGTTTTATTTCTTGTTGGCTTGCATTTCTGCCAATGCCTAGTGTTGAATAATAGTCCATATTTTACAGGATCCTCCTTAAGCAATCCTATAGTATTTAATCTATTTCAACTGGGTACGGAAATTTCTTATTTGTCTTTTTCAGATTTTGAACCTGTATACAATCCAAACCACGCTGCACCAGCACCAACTACAATACTAATTAAACCTGATTGTTCCATAGTAGGAGCAGGTAAATCCATATACCAAATTACACACTTGTATAATAACACAATGTATACAGTTAAGAACAGTCTTGGGAATATTCTCCAAGCATCAACGGCTCGTGCAAGATGAATTAATTTGGCATATGGATTTGGTCCTAGGTCTTTTACGGAAGTGTCTACTTCTAGTTCAACTGATACTTTCTTTTTTGCTGTATCTGTATTGTGTGGAACTACTAATTTATCTTCTTTTAATTTCTCAGCCATTGTGTTTCTACCCTCTTTGTTTTATATACGTATTTATTCAGTTGTGGCTTCTTTTGCGCCTTCATAATATTCACGATACTGTTCAAGTGTTAATCCTTGTTGTATCATATAAGCACGTATTTGTGCAAAGTTTTTAGATAATAATTCGTAATCTTCGTCACTTAAACCAAACAGCACAGGATCTTTGCCTTGCTCTTTCATTTTAGCAAATACTTCTGCTGCATTTTCTGAAGTGATTATAATCCAACGAACTTCCTCTAAATTAGGAGTTTCAGGATTATCAAGATTAAGAGGTGCTCTTTCTACTTCAGTTTTAAATACGTCTAACTTTGATACAGTGCTGCAACTAGTAAGGAACGTAGTTAGGATTAGCAAGACTAGGGCACTCAGAATTGATCTGTGATTTCTTAGTAGCATTTTTCTCTTTCTCCGTTAGTGGTGCACCCATAGCAATTTCTACACATCTCATTGCTTTTTTGGTTGCGCTGTTAACAACACGTTCAACTGATGTTGGACGCTCTTCGGCAAGTTTTCCTATATCACGGACCTCACCTTGTCCGTTTATCTTATTAAAACGTTTGTCAAGTGCTTTGAATTCTGTTTGCAATACTCTGTTCTTATCTTCAAGTTCTTTGTTAGCAGACAATATAGCAGTAAAATCTTTTTTCTGTTGTTCAATTACAGACTGTTGTTCAGACACACTGTCTAATAGTTTAGCATTATTTGCTTCACTAGTTGCAAGATCAGACTTCAATGTCTTTACATACATAAAGCCACCGCCTGCACCAGCCAACATAATTACAACCATCGCTATTTTAATTGATCCAAACATTATGCTTCTACCAGTTTAATAAAGTCGCCAACAGTTTGAACGTTGGCTTCGTCTTCTTCTGAAATTGTTACACCTGTTGCCTTTTGAATAGCAACTGCTAACTCTATAATATCAAATTCATCAGCACCTAAATCGTCCATTAAATTTGCTTCTGGTACAACTTTAGATTCATCAATACCTAAGTGTTCTGCTACTGCTTTAATTACTTTTTTCATCTACTTCTTCCTCGTATCTAGCATGTTCACAGACAACAATCTCTATAGGTTTGTTGTCACCATCTGTGAATGTTTCGATTAATTTACCTTCGTGTTCTCTTCCGCAGTTTTGACAAACGTTGTTCATATCATTTTGATAGCGGCTTCAGTTGTCTCATCTACTCTGCGTGTCCAACCTCTTCCAAAAGTTTCAAATGTAGATAACTTTTCATAGTAAGATTGACGTGCTTCTTGGAAGTCTCTAATTGCTTTTTCAACACCTTCTGATTCTATGTAATTGCCTAATGCTTTTAATGTATTAGGTCCAATGCCGCCATCTGCAACAGTACCTATCATTGTTTGTAGGTATTTTGCACTACGTCCTGTTCCTGCATTAACTCCAAAATCAAATACACATAAATCTAAACCACTAGGAATATCATCGCACTTCAAGCGACCCCAATAGTTCTTTTCATAGATTGGCGCAACATCTTCGACTGTCAAGTCTTTCATGTCTTTTGTGCCGCCGAAATCTTCGTAAACTCTTTTAGTAACACCTAGGTTAGTTTCTCCGCCTGGGTCTTTAGGATGGTTTACGTATCCACCTTCATGATGTAAAATCATATCTAAACATGCTTGATAATTTTCTTTTGCCATAATTTATATCCTTTTTAAAACCATTGTTTTTGATTCATTAGTAAACAAAAAGTTTTCGCCGTATTTTTGTATATTATAGTCTCCCATGACTTTAGTTAGCCAGAAAATCTCCGCGGTAGCATTATCATCTACTTGAATGTCTTCCATGCTTTCAATTAACTTATCATCACCTTCTTGAATAAGTTCAAACTCAACCTTAATATCAAATGGTTTAACTATTGTTATTTTGTTATTTTCTAAAACTAAATCATCCATTAGTGTCTTAGTAAAGAAACTTTTTACTTCATCAGTTCTAAACTTAGACATAATCTGTTCGTACATTTTTTTATCCGACGGAATCTTTTTTAAATTTTCTGTAGTAGCATTCATGCTGTCTTTATTTTTGTAATACTTAAATTTCCAATCTAAAATATTTGTAAGTTTGCTTACACCAAAAAGCATTTCCATAATATTTTCTGCTAGTTTGTTATTTCTTTCTACTTCAACAAATATACTATACTCTCCTTTTTTGTTTTCACCTGCACTTACATCTGCATCTAGTACAAAAGGATATCCTTTTTCAACAAACTCCATAAAGTCTTTTGCTGGGTTTCTGTCTTTTGCTTGGAATGTTATTACACAAACATCTGGGTCTTCGCCCATTTTTGATTTAAACGTATCTACTTCCATCATAGGATAAAACATATCCTCTAGATCGTTTTTTCTTAAACCTTCTTTTAATACTTTACTGTTGTTGTTCATCTGGTGTTCCTTGTGCAGTTTGGTCAACTGGTTCTGGATTTTGTACTTGTACTGAATTTGATAATACATCTTGTACTTTGTTCTTATCTAAATTTGTATAACCTCGGTCAACATTTTTCATAAGTGTTTTAGGCATCTTAATCTTTACCAACCATACCTGATTGTAATCAACTTTACCTTTTCTTGTGCCTGGACGTATATCATCTGGTGTTTTAATTCTTCTTACATTAGCCATAGCAGTTTCAGCATAAGAAACTTTACAACCATACTCCATTAATCTCTTACCGCCTGCAGGCTCTGGCATTTTATCGTTAGGCCACATAAATGTACACGTAATATAATACCTATCTTCTTTAGGTCCTTCTGCTAATTCACCATCTATCCAATTGTCGAATACGTAAAGGTCAAGTTCATCAACAACACGCTCAAAGTCCTTTAATAGGTTTAAACTGCTGTTAGAACCGTAAATTTGTTCTATATTTGATATAATGTCTTTAATGCTGGCCATGTTAGTCTCCACAAGTATTTATCGTTTTCTAAATGTTATACTATTATTTTCTTTTTACGAACTTAAATAATAGTATGTTCGATAACGGACCTTTGACAATCTATACATACCCACACTCTGTTGTTGAGCATATTTCACTAGCGGAGGAAAATCCATAATATGAAAAGAAAAAACAAAGCCCACGCGGCACATAACTCAGCGTATAACAACATAGTTAACATAAACTCGCATAAATCACAGCGAAAACAAGTAGTTCCTAAGAACTTAAATCAAAAATTTTACCTACAAAAATTAGACAGCAAGGATAAGCATATAGTATTTGCTATAGGCCCTGCAGGCACGGGTAAAACAATGATTGCAGTCCAATGGGCAATTAATGAATTTCGCGATAAATTATGTGATAAAATTGTAATAACTAGACCTGCAGTTTCAGTAGACGAAAGTCACGGTTTTTTGCCTGGAGATCTAAATGAAAAGATGGCACCGTGGACTCGACCTATTTTTGACGTTTTTTCAGAAAACTTTTGTCAAGCAGAAGTCGAAAGACAAATAAGAGAAGGAGTAGTTGAAATTGCTCCATTAGCATATATGAGAGGCAGAACATTTAAAAACTCCGTAATTATTGCGGATGAAATGCAAAACGCAACACCTAGTCAGATGAAGATGCTGTTAACTAGGTTAGGGGAAGGATCCAAGATGATTGTAACCGGAGACTTGCATCAGGCAGACAGGCCTAGTAACAACGGTTTATTAGAGTTCCTTGAGTTGTATAACAACTTTAGTAATCATCAGCATCTTGATATCTGTGAATTTACAAGAGCAGATGTAGAAAGACACGAAGCAGTAAAAGAAATTTTAAGTATATACGGCGACAACTAAGAGTTAACTTTTCTTGTAGGACTGGTAGATCTAATCTATCAGTTTTGCAGGAATTGCCTTAAACAATTTTGTCTTATTTTCTTTGTAGTTCTCTTTTGCGAAGTCTACATAGTTTTCCATAGGCGGCTGTTCATCTGTAATATTAGGAAAGTTTCCGTCTGTGCTAAAATAAAGATTGTGCTTGTACCACGGATCATTTTCATCGTCTGTTTGAAAAATTGCATCCTCAGGACATTCAGGAATACAAACACCACAATCAATACACTCTTCTGGATTAATCACAAGCATGTTTTCACCCTCGTAAAAACAATCCACCGGGCAAACACTTACACAGGTTGTGTGTTTACAATTTATACATTTGTCATTTACTAAGTGTGCCATACTATACTAACCAATTGTATATTGCTCTCAATGCTAAGAGCAAATACATTCCTTCCATCAATGCTCTAGGAGTATCTTTATCTTTAATACCAAAATAGATCCACATGCTACAACTCACAGATGCAATTGCCCAACCTATCCATTGTGTGTTAGGATTAGCATTTGAAAGAATAAATGCAGCAATTATTGCAAGTAAAAAACCTATCCATCTTGCCCCATCAATATCATGATAATATCTTATTTTCATAGTCTTCCTAACTTAATTAATACTGCTGCTAGATTAATTTCCGGATCAGCAACTAATGTATGATCTACTAATCCTTGTTTAATTACTAGTACCGCAGTGTCTTGTTTTGCTTCATCACCAAAGATTGAAATGTTATCATATAGCCAACGATATACTTCTTCCATTTCTTCAGCACGTAGTTTTCCACAAAGTAATTGTCTTGCTTCACTAATCTTTCCAGCCTTAAATAGTTCAACCATATCAAACTTCCAGTCTGCTTCACCTTCATCACCTTTACTAGGAGCATGTAGTTTAGCATCTGTAACGTTTTGCTGCACCATGTTAATACATTTACGTAAGTCTGGATACGTAGCCTTTACATAAAGATCTAATGTTTCTAAATCAATATCAACTTGTTCATCAACTAGTATTGTTGCAACACGAGCAGTAAACTCTGTTTGATCAATACGCTCCATATGATAGCCTTGACACCTACTGTGAATAGCAGGAATAATTCTATTAGGATAATTGCAAGTTAAAATAAATCTTGATGTGCTATGATACTCTTCCATAACACCACGCAATGCTGCCTGTGCGTTTGGCGACAAGTAATCAGCCTCATCTAATAATACAACCTTAAATGGACCAAATGGAATCATTTGCACAAAGTTTGTAATCTTATTTCTTACTTCATCTACACTGTTTGTTCTACTAGCATTAATTTCTAGTACATCAAACTCTTCAATTCCAAGTTCATTTATAAGAATCTTTGCCATAGTAGTTTTACCAATACCGGCTGCACCACTAAACAATAAATGAGGAATACTCTTTTCTTTTACCCAAAGTTTTGCTTGTTTACGTTGATGTTCATCTCTAAAAACATATCCATCTAAGTTCTTAGGACGATATTTTTCTACCCATAGTTCTTTCATTTTGCCTCACTTATACGTTTTCTTAATCCACTTGTACTAAATGAATGTTGTCTACTATTATAGTGTATTTTTATACCTTTGTCAACACATATTTGTTTGCCTGTGAACTCTTTGGTTTTATATTCTTCACCAACAAAACGGACATTAATATTATATGTTAACAAGATATCAACAAGATCCTGTTCAGTAGCATAGGGAATAATTTCATCTATGTACTTACAACCCTCTAGTTGTACGTATCTTTCAAACACACTTTGTATTGGTTGATTTTTTTCTGGTCGATCTAGAGTTGGATCAGTTTGTAATCCTACTATTAGGTAATCACAGTTTTGTCTTGCTTCTTTAAGCATAGCAACATGTCCACTATGAAACAAATCAAATGATGAGAATGTTATTCCTGTATTCATACAGTTCTACCTCCGTCAAATACGCATACAAAATAAAGTTCTTCATTGTCTGCGTGTACACGATGAAAGACCCCGTCTTCAATTAGCACAGTATCACCTGCTTCTACTTTGTAAATTACTCCATCAAGTTCCATTGTACCAGTACCTTCTAAGAACATATACACTTCTTCTTGTCCTGCATGTTTGTGTCCTGATGTACTTTTTTCTGGATTCAGCCTAGTACTACTTACAACTAAATTTTTCAAGAAGGTATTATCCTTAACAACATAACGATCGTCAGACTTTACAACTATACCTTCTATGTTAGAGTGTTTAAACTTCACAATCTAAAGATCACCTTCTTGTCTGTTTTCTGAATAATGAACATCAAACTCACCACCCGGATAACGTTTCTTTAATTTATTAACATTCTCTGCTATGACTTCATTAGGATCAAGCCCCAATGCACGGCAACTATTGACCCAATACCAAATAATATCGCCAAGTTCTCGTTTAGCATGAAACTTAGTTTCATCGTCCATAGGTTTACCTTGGAATACACATTTCTTAACAATTTCTGCAAATTCGCCTCCTTCTGATGCAATACCAATAGCACCTGTCATTAATAATGAAATATTAACTTCGTCATTTAATTCATGCAAACGAGCTTGTGTATAAGCCCAATCATTTGATTCTTCTGATGTTACTTCTTTTACAAAGTCTTTATATTTGTTTAAATCTACTTGTGTCAATATTCTCTCCTCTATTCTAAGTTATATTATATACTATCTGTTTACTCTTGTCAAGAGTTATACTAAATATTTTTATAACATTCGTTATCAAAAAGGAGAATCCCATGATTACAAATCTTAACGTAAACCTAGAAGTAGGCCAAGAAATCCTTGTTGGAAAGAACAACGACAAGGCAAAGATTACCAAAATTGAATTCCATCCAAAATCAGGGGAAGTGTCTATAAACACCACTAAGGGGCCTAGGAAAGCTCTAACTTTTAGATTGTGTCCGGAAAAAATATATAGTTGTTAATTATTCGGCGCCAAACATACCAGCGTCAAATGTTGCTTTAGATCCGTCTGAATACTCTTGACCAAAGTACGCAAAGTCCTTAGGCTCTTCATCTTGCCATGCAAGTATTGAGTCCAACTCAATTTTTTGAATTTCTACTTCTTGGCCGTGTTCGTCTGTAACTTTAAGTTTACGTGTCCAACGACCGTGTGCGATTAAAATCCAATCGCCTACATCATACGGATCTTTATTTTCGTGTCCTTTAGAATATACTTGTGCCCAACGAGGTTTTACACCGTGTGCCTTGGCGTCATCAGATCCAATAATGATTCCACCTGCTGTCGTTGTTTCACCAAAGTGCATTTTATGCACTAATACATCACTACGGATAGCAGTAATTTTACCTTTGATCATGTGCTATAGCCTTTCTATGATTTTTTAGATCTATCTACAACTTCTTCTTGAATTGCTCTAGGGTTTTTATCATAGTAATCTTTTAGAATTGCTTCTCTAGTTCTTACTACTTTTCCGCCCTTACCAATTTCATCACCGCGAGCATTTACTTTCATATTACCAACTGCTGGTAATGTTTCATTTTTAAGATTAAGTTTTTCCATATCAATCTCTTTGCCGCGCATACTTTTAACTGTTGCCATTTTAGTCTCCTTATTTAAAGAATTCGTTTAGTGGTATATTGTATTTAATCGGATCAATCTTATGGACCCCTAATATGTGAAGCACAAGACTTGAAACGCTTGATCCTCTACCTACACCCCATACGATATCATTTTTTCTTAGTGTGTCTATTATATATTTTACTTGTTTTAGTAACATCGTAAGATTTCTATCTTCGAATTCTTTTAATTCAATCTTAGCTCTTTCTATATATTCGTCTGTTTTACACTGCGTAATAACGAATTTTTCAATATCCATATCTTTATAACTGTCTGGCATAAACCAATTATCTGTATTTAATTTAGATTTTGGCTTTGGATAATCTAGGAACTCTGTTTCTATTCTTTCTAGATACAGACTAGAATCGTCAATAACACAGTGTTCCAGTATTTCTGGCCCGTGTTTTTTAATACCTTGTATTACTTCTTTTATATTATTAGTCGACATTTATAAGTTGATCCAAATCCTGATCTTGATCATTTGTTTTAATAGGTTGCATTGCTCTTCTACGTAATTCATCTCTATATATTGTAACAAATGTTTGGAGTTGTGTCAACAGTTCTCCGTTGCCTAAACGTGCGGCTTGGGTATATTTTTTGCCCAATTCGGATATTTTCTGTGTTAATTCAGTTTCAGTAAGTTGTTTTGGGTCTTCTTGGAATGGGTGAAACATTATGCAAATGCGCCAATATATCTCATGTATATAACCGCAGTGCTGTGTCTAAATACTTCAACGATAACTGGATCAGTTGCTGAAGTTAATGTAAGTACTGGCGATCCGCTTGTATAACCTGGGAAATCTTTACTTTTAATAATAGTTCCGCTTGAAGTTAAAAAGTTAACAGTTCTTGATGAACCATCACTATATAGTTCAAGTGTTACTTTGCCCATACCAATTGGAGTTGTTTCTCCTGTATACACAGGATCTCCTGGAAAATTTAAGAAGTCTATGGAAATATTTCCACCTACTCTATAAATTTGGTAGTCGCCATTTTTGTAATCAATAGTAGTAGGTGAAGCGGTAACTGCTCCTCCGTCAAATTTACTAATTCTGTTGTTAATTAAAACAGCATTTGAGACATTGTTTAATTCAAAATCGTTTGCTTCATCTCTATACGCAGCATTTGTAAGGACATCTGTAAGTTCATCTTTAGCATTTCTAAGACTTGTTTTAATTGTGTCTGTATTATCTCTAAAAACTTGTGTATCGTTATCCTGCCCAGCAACTGGGAAGTTTTCATTTATACTTAGATAGTTTATTAAACTGTTGTTCGATCTTGCCACGTCATTATCTCCGTTGTATTCAGTATGTATTTATCATATTACAAACTAGCTCGGAATATTTTTCTGAGCAAAAGGTTTATCTTCAGTAGATTTATGTGCTAAATTAGCATGATTTGTAATTTTATCTTGCGGAAACTGTATATAAGTATCCTTTATTTCTCCGTTTAGTATATCAATAATGTATCTGTCAGCAGTAAAATCTATTGTTTTAAAGTCAAATGCATTTGATTTAATTCTACTTATTACTGTATCTGCTCTGTTAGGTTTAGTATAGCAAAGGATAAGTGCTTTTGTGAAACCAAGTTCATACGTACTTGTTTGCTGAATACTTCTCATCCATAAAGGTAAAAATTCTCTATCTCTTTCTCCTACATCAGATAATCTTTTTCTCATATTTTTAACTGAATTAGGAAATACTCGTTGCAAATCTGCATCACTCGCGTATGGAATATTACTATCTATAGTAATATTGTCATAACTTACAAGCACTTTGCTATTGCTGTTATTTGGTAAATTAATTTCATCTGATATACTGTTACCATTTTTTTCGTAATCATCAACTAGATCAACATATACTACTTCATATAGTACTTGTTGTGTAATTGGGTCTTTGGCTTGGGCTTTCTTTATTGCTCCGAAGGTAAATCTTTTATTATAATGATTTCTGCTTAATGCTTGTACTACTGGTGTAGCAGCAGTGCTTTCTAAACCTGCAAAAATTAAACTTTTAATTTCAGTTTGGACACCAAAATTAGTATCACCGTATCTATATATGTCATCAGCAGCAAAAATAGTTGCATCAGTTATAAAGTTAAACCACGAAAGTCTTTTATTTTTATTTTGAAATGCTTTAACAAAAATATTAGCAAAAGATTTTTGACTATCTGCAACAACTTTTACTGTAAATTTTCTAGTATCTTTAGCCAATCCAGATGAATCAGATGCTTGTACACTAAATGTATATGATTTATCATATGTGGTACTAATGCTATCAAATGTTAAACTAAAATCTCTAGAACGAGATGAAGAATCTTCCCCAGCACTATCTTGTTCGTAAAATCTAGTCAATCCTTTTTGTCCAGATTTTGAAAATTGTGTTACCTTGCCTGTAATGTTTCCATTGGATAAGAAAACTAATCCCGGAGGTAACTCGCCTGACGTAATACTATAACTAACTCTTCCACCATATAAAAGACTTGTTGCTTCTACTGCTAATCTACTAGGCTGATTAGGTTTAATAACTCCTAAGTCAGTACTTGTTATCCATGATATTGAACTTTCTATTTCGCCTATTAAATCTACAGTAAAAGTTTTATCTGATGTCCCTACACCTAATTCCCAATAAGAACTATTTGCTTCGTCTGGTAATTGGTTAATGTTAGATTGTTTACATACATAAACAAATCCGTTATATCTAACTGCTTCGTTTGCATTATAAGATCTTATCGAACTCCAGTCACCAACAAGTGTGTAATCTTGTTGTGCTATACTTGCAGGAAAATTTACTGCTTTCATAGTAAATTGATAAGTTGTTGTTACAGCAGCCTGGTATGGAACTTTACCTGCTAGTTCACCTGTAGTTGTATCTATAGTAAGTCCTGGCGGCAATGTACTAGCAGTTCCATCTGGATTATTGTCTACTATAAAATAACTAATTACTCCAGACAATGTTGGTGGATCGTATACATCAAGGAATAATGTTATGTAATTATTTGCTCTATATCTACCAAGATATGAATCTGTAATCCATAGCGGAACTCTATCACTGGTTGCATCTGCTTGAAATAGATTAGTATCAACTTGTACTAGGGTATTATCTGCTCTTAAAAATTCTTCCGATACTACATATATTTTAAATATTCTGTTTACAGCATTCAATCCATCTGTAATTGCAACACCAAATGTATAAACCCTACTTAATTTTTTAGGAACAATTCCTTGCTCACCGTAATCATAATATTGATTATCATAAAAGAATGAATCAAAACCTAAACTATTATTCTTTGCAATGTCTAGCGGAACTGTATCGAATGAAGCAGTGTCGTATGCTCCAGTAATTGATGTAGCATAATCTATTGCAGGTATTGGCTGTGTAAAGCCACTTATACGTCCTGTCTTAGAAAGTTTCAATCCATAAGGTAATATTCCGCTATTAGGTACCAAATAATATTCTAAGTTTTCACCTGCTACAGTATCATTATCTGTTGCTTCTAATTGGAAGTCTACCTGGGCATCATCCATAATAAAATAAGCCTGACCAGGCCCTACGTTTAAAAATCCTTCTTTGGTAATCCATTCAGGAATATCTGCACCAGTTACACTTATTTTAAATGTTCTATCTTTTTCTTTATCGTTATCATCTGCACGAATAACAAATCTGTATTCTGTAAATTTTGTTACTTCTGCAGGCGATCCTTTTATGACATTTCCTGATAACAACATACCACGAGGAAGTTGTCCTGCAATTAAAGAATATGAAATTACATTACTAGTATCTGTTGTTGCTGCTATAGAGACTGAGGTAATAATTCTTTCTTCAAGTGTTCCTAGGTCTCCTGCTGGCGTTGTCCAAGTCACTGCCATTTGTGGTTACCTCCTACAGACTGCCACAGTCAAGGTCAATATCTGATGTAAATGTTAGTGTTCCAAAATCTATGTTCGCTGTCTGCATTGCTAATTGTATGGCGTTTGCATATACTCCGTTGATAGAACCAAAGTCGTAAGTTTGCAGGTATTCAGTTACAGGAATAACTGTTTTAAAATTAACAGCACTCCCAGAAGTTGTTACTTCTATGTCTTTTAAACCAGTTTCTGAACCTGGTGCTGCTATTCCTTGTAGTGTGATTTGTTCGTAAGTTGATGCTAACATGCTACCGCTATCAGTATCAAACCTTATAAAAGCATCTTCCTGTGTAGTATTAATAGTTAAAACATCTGCAGATTCCTCAATGAGGATTTTTGTACCACTTACAAGTGATTTAAATTCTAAATCATTACTTGTTTTCTGTTTAAAAACACCTGCGCCAAGGCCACTATTAGATGCTGTTATTGTAAGCCCTGTATTAAGGTTAGAAAAATTAGTATTCACTTTTAGAAAAGCGGTTCTTAGGTCATCACCTAGTCCGTCATTTACTAAATTTCCTACATTTATTGTTTGTATCGTTGCCATTTTTCTTTCCTATATGTATATTTAGTGGAGATCCGCCCACCCTGCTGTGCTATCATTATTAGCATCTGCAGCATAACCTTGAAACTTTCCTGAGGTTGTATTATAAACCATCATACCAAAAACTGGTGTAAGAGCATCTATCTCAGCCTGTGTAAGTTGCGGTGGACCAATATATACTTCATCAAAATTTTGGTTGATTTTATTAAAGGCAGTACGTAGATTATCGCCTGTTCTATCGTTTGCACTAGAGCCAATGTTTACTGTAAGTTTTGCCATTTATCCGCTCCTATACCCAACCGCCAATTGCAATTTTGCCCCAGCCTGTACTCTTACGGACATAGACATAACTGTCATCAACTCTAATTTCACCTACAGGTGCTGCTTCTGTTTCTGAAGCAGGAGCCGTTGCACCCGGTGCAATAGTTCCTAACACTGTACCTGATTCATTAATAACTACAGATGAGTCATCACTAAACACACTTCCGATAAGTTCACCTACGTGTGTACCTCTAAGAACTCCATCTACACCATCAACTAATTGTGTACTATTATCTGCAAATACTGAACCTGTTACATCACCTGTTAAGTTAAATTCAGGATTCGCTGTGTGTGTTAGCTCGCCTGTTGTTGGATTGTACATAGCAATATTTGCACTTGCTATATTTCTAACTGGTTTAATTACAAAACTATTTGCTTGGGTATTCTCTAATGACGCACCTGTTGCGTTAAGTGTAATACTGTTTGAACCTTGATTAGTCGTACCTGCTTCATATCCAATTGCAACTGCATAGTTTCCTTGTGTAGTTTCACCTGCCTGCTGTCCAATTGCAATTGAGCGTATACCTTGGTTTGTTTGACCTGCTTCGTCACCAATTGCTATTGATTGTGCACCTTGGTTTGTTTCACCTGCATCGTCACCAATTGCTACTGCATCGTTACCTTGACTTGTTTTACCAGCAGTATATCCAATTGCTATTGCACTTGCACCTTGAGAACTCCATCCTGCCAATCGACCAATTGCGACAGCGTCAGAGCCTTGTGTTGTTTTGCCTGATGCTTCACCAATTGCTATTGCATTTCCACTTTGACTTGTTTGACCTGCATACTGACCTACGGCTACTGCTTTATCACCTTGGGAGGTTTCCCCTGATTGACTTCCTAATGCTACAGCGGCTACACCTTGTCCTGTATTACCTGCGTTGTTACCTATTGCTTGTGAATAATCTCCACTGTCACCGGCATTTTTGCCTATTGAGACCGCTTCCGCTCCTGCTGTAGCACCGTTGCCTAATATAATAGCATCGTCACTTGTTCTTAAACTTGTTGTATCTACTGGGCCAATGATCTTAGCATCTATAGCATCTACTAGCACTGTTGAATCATCAGCAAACACACTACCTGTAATATCTGATTGTCCACTAAACGCAATGTTTAATGTTTGTGTTCCACTGTTTCCAGTAAGAACAATACCGTTTCCTTCTTCTACAACTAATGTACCTGCTATACTAGGAGCAGCCAAGAATGTTCCTTTTACATCTACAGTTCTATATGCATTACCAGCCGGAGAAGCATTTGTAATTGTTACAATACCAGTTGCTGCATCTGTAAACACTGTTAAAGCAGCACTACCAGGTTGTATTTCTAGTACACCTGCGTTTGTTATCTTTACATTATCTCCAGTACTATTATCAATATTGATACCAGCACCTGCTGCTCTACCACTAGGCAATGCTGTTGTGCTTTGTATGCTTCGTACACCAGTGTTAGTTACTGTAACATTTCCTGTTGCAGAGCTTATACCTAAACCTAGTCCTGCTGTTAATTGTGTAACACCTGTGTTTGTAATTGTAATACTTTCAGCAGCACTATCCACTGCCATTGAAATTGCTGTTCCACTTATTAAATTTAATGTATCAACAAAGTCATCTGCTACTACTTGGTTTCCGCTGTCAACTTGTACACTTTTGAAAAATGTTTGATCTGGATTAATTATTAATGAACCGTTTACAGTTGATCCTAAAGGTAAGTCTACTATTCCGCCAGGCTTACCTTTAATTTGTGCTGAGCCTAACCAAATACCATTAAATGCATTTGCATCATTGTCAGCATGTTCACCTGTATATAAAGACTTCCAAGGTTTAGTAACACTACCTAAGTTAAATGTTGCAACGCTGTTAGGCGAAACATTTGTATTTAAATTTTCAAAGTCAGTTCCTGCATATTCTGAAAAGCCTTGTATTTTACCGCCACCTGATGAATAAGCATCAAATGCTGTTCCATCAACTGCTGTTGTTAATAATTGGTCTGTATATAAAAATACTTCAGTGTCGCTTTCTTTTTTAACGTAATATTCGTTATTATCTAATTGTGATACACCTGTATTAAAGACAAACACCTGTTGGTAATCTATTAAATCATGAATCTCAGTTGTAACTATTCTTACAGGATTACTATTTACAGTTCCTGATTCAATGTGTGCAATACTTAATTCTCTTTCACGAGCAAGATTAGAACCAATAATAGTAAAGTTCTCATTTACTTTATCAAATGCTTCTTTTATTCTGCTCCACACTAGTGGTGGATTACCTGGATTTATATTATTATCGTATGCCATTATGATCTACCCACCGCAATTTCTATTGTTCCTATATGATCACTATCATAGTCTTCAATTGCTTTACCAACAATTGTTCCTACTTTTGGATCTTCATTTACTGTTGCTACACCATGTATTCCAGATGTAACTAATATATCACCTTTCTTAATTTTTCCTACAACTTTACAAGGAACTCTACCAACAAGTGCTACTAGATTTTTATGTCCAGGACATGCTGTATACATAACATATGCAGCAGTATTTGATACTACTCCAGCAATTCGCTTGTCCATATGTGTGTTTGAAGAAGTAACTTCCTTGTCACCACCAAATACTAACACTGTTCCAACTTCGTATTCCTTGTCACCTTCGTAGTATTCTGCAACGTCTGCTGAGTATGTTGCTTCAAGTCTAGATTCATTAGGTGAACTTCCTGTAAGACTCCATCTACCTGTAATTGTTCCAGCAGTGGTGTTACCACCAGTTGTTAATGCACTTACTTGAATACTCGATGCAATAACAGGAGCATTTGATAGACCGTTTTGTGTTCTAAAAGTATGCAAGTCATTATCATAAAAGGTTGATTTGTCTGCTGCAAGGCTACCGTCTTGCAAGAAAATTCCGCCGCCGCCTCCGCCTCCTGTTCCGCCAAATGTATGTAATCTAATAAAGCCACCTGACCCAGATGTTCCAGAATCAACTGCTTCAAAGCCGTCTATGTTGTACTGTGCTACGTCAATTATTCTACCACCGAAGTCACCGTTACTATCTCTAATTATAAGTTTACCTGCTTCAACAGTACTACTTGATCCTGCTGCATAGTCAACTACAGAGTAATCACTATCAGATGTTCCTGAACTTGCATTAGTTCTAGCAAGTAAACCTACACTACCAAACTGTGTTTTCTTAACAGAGCCACCTGCATCTACAATTGTTGTAAATGGAATATCTGCTACGTTTGATGTTGTTAGTGCATCATTACCTAACACACTCTGTGCAGCAACTTGTGCTAGTGCTGACTTAGGTGTACCGTTGTTTTTTAGTTGTACCCAGCCATCAGTTACAGTAAATTCTGTACTACTAAAACTTGCTAATCCGCTGCGTGCTTGTTTGACTGCTGCTGTTCCTGTTGGAGCATTTAGATCAGTGCCTGCTAACTGCATTAATAATTTACTTTGAGCAATATCAGCAGCACTATTAATGTCTGCATTTAAAATTACATCTGGTTGTATTTGTGCATCAATGCTATTAGCAGTTGAATCAATATCTAAAGCAATATCACCGACTACTGTAGCGTTTACAGCATCTCTGTCATTGCCGGTAAACACAAGTAATTGGTTTGCTTCTAAATCTGTAAATGAAAAGTTTTGTAGGTTATCAAAAGTGAAACTTCTCAAGTTCATTGCATCTTGAGGTTGTGTAGGATCACTAAGATTAACAATCTTATTCTGATTGAGATTCATATTGGCTTTCATAGCCTGTTGACCACTTAGGTCCATAAATCCACCAGTAACACTAGGTATTAGATTAGCATCAATAATCTTAGCACCACTGTGCGAGATACCTAATCTTCTTTCAATATAAAGCCTTGCAGCATTCTCTGTAGGAACAGTATCAACTGCGTTATCTGAGAATGAACTATCTGTTGAGAATTCCGAAACTGGAACACCACGTTTGAATCCAATACCATCTAAGTTACTCAAAGCAATCGCTGCTGAGAATGTCACACGTCCTGTTCCTTGGTCAACTTTAAAGAAAGGTCCTACATTAAAGTTACCAAATTGGTCAGTGGTTACATAGAACACACGTCCCACAGTACGTTCTTGTGTTTCATTATCTGCATTAAGTGCATTAACTGCTGGACCATAAATTTCATTTGGATAGTTTGTATCTGCATACGATCCACTACCAATTTCAAGTAAGTCATGTCCAGTTACACGAGTTAATGAAATTCTAATAGTTAAGTTACCATAACTGTTTAAACTTCTAGTTGGAACTGCACTTCGTATAGTATAGGATCCTTCAAACTCTATTATACTATTTTCTAATGGTCTATTAAGAGTTATTCTAGCATAGTTATCGCTAAGATCATCCTCTGATTGATATTGACTAATGACATATTCTTCACCTTTAAATACAAATCTTGAATTAGGAACACGTGAACGTTCTTGAGGAGCAACCGGAACAACACTAATCGTTGAATCACCTACTCTACCTAATACTTTTGCAAAAGTCTGTGTTCCACTTTGTGTACCTGAAGTATCAACTTCTACTGAACTTGCAAGTGCAGGTGGTGTAGTTGTTACAGTAAATTGTACAGAACTAGCACCTAAACTATCTTTATTGTTATTGGATACAAAATAGTGTAGACTTTCGTTTAAACCAGTTGGTAATGATCCTGTTGTTTTTAATCTAATTACATCACCAACTGCAAATCCATGCGGTGATGCAGTTGTGAATACTGCTGGTGCTGCAACACTAATACTGCTAAGTGTTGTAAATGCTCCAGGAACCACAGGACTTGCACCAGTTGTGCCAACACTTTCACTAGGTTGATATACAGTTAAATCAATGTAATCATAGTTTTCTCTAAGTGTAGTCTTTGTAATACCATCTGCTATTGCAGTTATATCTCCAGTACCAGCACCTGTTACTTCTAGCGCAGCACTAGTTTTACTTGTACCAATTTCAAAAGTTGTAGATGTTAAATTTGTTTCTAGTACAAAGTATGTAATACCAGCAGTAATTCCTGTTGGTAATGTTCCAGTCGAACTAAATTGTAGTCTATAGTCTGCTAACTGTTTGTGAGCAATAACATTTACTAAACTTAATCCTGATCCATTAGTTAAGCCACCGAGTAATGTACCGCCTAATGACGTAGTAAGTTGTATTGTATTATAAGTAGGAACATCAAATACATAATAAGTTGTTGATGCTGTTAATCCGTTTGCTGTAGTCTTAGGAACAAATATATCACCACGTCTTAATCCGTGGTTTCTATCTGTAGTAAGTGTATTATTACTTGTAATATCAGTTACAGTAATAGTAAATGTTAGTACTGTAGGGTTTGCTACAGTAAATTCTACATCAAGAGCACCTCTACCTGCTGTGCTATCATTAAAATCTTCAAATTGTAATACACGATAAACATCAGTTGGTGATTCAGAAAAACGTAAACCTGTTGATGGTCTTGTAGCAACGTCAGCAAGTTCACCTGTTAAAACAATTTGAGAATTACTTCTAAGTGACATCTTCGTTCCATCTGAAATAGCAGCAAACAATCCATCAAAGTTTCCTGTTGTATCACTTGTTAAATTAAGTTTTGCAACACCTGTTGGCAAGTCTGTAGTTGAAACTGACGTAACCGGGTATCTGTAAATTAAATTACCATGGTCGACTTCAAGTTCTGAATTGTTAAGAGGAGTATAATCATAATTGTTAACATATACAACTAACCCACCCGTTACGTTTTGGAAAGAAGCACTTGGGAAATAACAATCAACTCTCTGTGCAACATCATAATACAATGTTGTAGGAGTTGGAACTTCAAGTGGGTCTGAACCATCTGCAACCAATGCATAGATACCATGTGCAGAAGAACCACCAATACTTCTAATCTGCGCACCATTAAGTGACATGTAAGAAGCATAACAGTAATATGTAAACATAGATACTGCTTCTGTTAAACCACCGTTAGTAGCCAACAAGCCGTAACCCATATCTGAAATCTGTGTAAAGTCATTTGATAACATTGATCTGTTACCAGGCATCAATATTTCATATTTTCTCTGATAACTATGTGTTCCGCTGCCTGCACTAGTTGTTGCAAGTGCAACAGTTCCTAAAAAATCAGCAGTAATTCTAAATGTGTTACCTGTTAGTCCTGTTTCAGAAACATAATATTCTTTGCCTGCTACTATTCCTGTTGGCAATGTTCCTGTTGTACTAAAGACAAGTGTAGCGCCTGCTTGTAACCCGTGATCTGTTTTAGTAAACACAGCAGGATCTGCTTGTGTAATACTTGTTAACGTTTGTACACCTGCTGTTAAATTAAAAGGTGTAGTTTCGTCAAGTACAAGTGTTGCAGTACTTCCGCTTGCACCGTATACATAATCTCTAACATAGTTTACTTTGAAAATATCATCGCCAACAATAAATGATGCTGGTAGTTCTGGAAATCTATCTAGTCCTGATACATTAATACGTGTTGTGCTTGTGCTACTAGCGTGTAAAAATTGTAAGTTACCTGCGAAACCATCAACAAACATACCACCTGAAAATGTTTGTGCGTTAATTGATTTACTAAATGAAGCACATTCTTGTGCATAAGGTGACTTAGCAAGGATTTGTCCTGCTGGATCAAGCACCATAGCAAAACCACCATGCCCTTGCATGGTCATTGCTCTAAGTATTACAGCATCGTTACATAAGAATACGTCAAGTTTATCGTTGTCTTTAGGAAAGTTAATACCTCCTGAACTTTGAAGTACGTCTTCAAGTGCATCAAATAACTCTTCTAGTACACCTTCAGTTCCAGTTTCCTTAACAAATGCTCCATCAGTTATTTGACTGAATGAAGTATTATAAACTGTTGTTATAGGATCGTTAGCAATAATTTTATCTAGTATAGTTTCTAAATATTGTAAAGATGCAACTGTTTCAGAAAGTTGAGTTGTAATTGTAACTCTTCCACTTGCATTTTGATAATATTTTAAACCTGCTGATATTGTTCTGTTGTATTCACCATACTTCAAATCAAAAATCATTGAATCTAGTATCAGTCCAACATCTCGTTTACATAATGTTTCACTATAAGTGTATGAAGATGTATACGGTGCTATGTTGTTTGTGATTTGATAATTTATCCAAGCAGTAATTTCATTTTGTAAGAATTGTCTATTTAATTTTATAAGTGCTGCTGATGATTTGTAGCCGCCACCGTTATCTATTCTAGGGTATACAGGTTGTGTAGTATCTTCTAAGTAATGATATCCATACAAGTCGCTTGCAGTTGTAAGTCCATCAATAGTTGTATCTCTTCTAAATCTTTGAAATGCCCAAGGAGAACTAGAAGTTCCAGATCTTGGTTTTATAATACAACGTCTAAATTCATTACCTACGATAGCAACGTTTTGCGGAACTTTAATTGGATAGTTTTCTTCGTACACTCCGCTTTCAAGTAAGATAGTAATTTGTGTTTGGTTAGTAATATCACCATATGATAATTCTTCACCAATCTGGAAATTACCAAACTTAATATCAACATCAAAAATTTCATTTCCACTACTATCTAACGCACCTTCATGAGCAAGTATCTGTGCTTGTGCACCAGAAGTTAAACCTTTTATGAATAAACCTTCTCTAATATCTCTTGTTCTAAATGCAACTTCAGTATCTGTTAACACATCACCTGTATAGTCTGTTCTTTGTCCTTCTGTCTTTAAAAGGAATCTAGGCAAATCAGCCTCAACAGTTGGAAGGCTAGTAAATCCGCTTCCACTATCGGTAATTTCAATAGCAGTAATAACACCACTTACTACTGATGCAGTACCAAACGCACCTGCTCCGCCGCCACCAGTAATACGTACTGAAACTAAACTGTGTCCTGAGCCGCCATTACTAATTGTAACGTTGTTTACTTTGTAAGTAACATCAAATGTTGCACCTGAACCAAATGCACTATCTGTAGTTGTTGTAATTCCAGTAGCACCTGGTAATACAGTATAGTTACCTGAACTAATTTGTTTAAATGTTACAACAGCACCTGGTGAAGATGCAGTTGTTAAAACTTCATATTTTGCAGCATCGCCTGTTCCGCCTGCAAGAGAAATAATATCTCCTGCTTGATAGTTTGTTCCTATAGAATTTATTGTAATTGTGTCAACACTCAGTCTTGGAGATCCAACAAACCCTGTACCTGATGTAGGTGATGTACTAATAGTTGATAGTTCAACTGATTTTGTTCCGTTAGCATAAGTTAATTTCTTTTCGTATGGACCAATATCGTCGTTAGATTCAAGTAAAATTTCTTCTGCTTTTTTACATGCTGCTTCAATTGTTCTGTAGGCATAAGCAAGTGCTCTACCTTGTAAGGCATCTGAAACACCTTGTCTAACATCAGAACCAGATGTTGCAACATATAAGTTTACACTTGATCCAAAAGATGATCCGTCAACATATGATTTAGTTGCAGCAATTAATCCATCGTATCTAGCATCGTCATCCGGTTCAGGAGAACGTGAAAGAATTAACGGACCACTCATAGTTCCAAAAGAACTTTGCGTTGCACCTGTAGCAGGATCTATTGCGTCAACACCAGCTCTTGAAATCTTTGTATCTACATATGCTTTGTTTGCTGCTTCTGTATCTTCTGTTGGAGTATTGAGATCTTTTATTTTAAATGTTTGACCACCACTTTTTACTGATAGATTACCACCTAGTTGTGGAGTAGGATCTCCTGATATTTCAGAAAACTCTGTGCTTACAATAATTTGGTTTTGATTACTAGTAGTATCAACTGATACACCAGTTCCACCTGTAACCTGTTTAAATTGTAATCCGTCTGTAGTATTATTAACAGAAATAACTGCTGCTTCTTGTCCAACAAAGTTGGATGGTGTATCATCAAGTCCTAAGAAAGTTAATCTTTCTCCTAAACCTAATGAACTGTATAATTCTCTAAAGTTATCATTTACTTTACTAAACGAATCGCGGATACTATCGCCAGTTCCGTCGTTACCTACTACACCGGTATCTATTACTTTTCTTGCCATCTTATCCCCTAGAAGTCCTTTGTTCCAATAATATTTATCAATTTATTCTATAAGCCTAATGTAAAATAGTAAATATAACTATGTTTATAGGCACCAAAAAAGTTATAACAGAACACAAAAGGAAGAGCAAGTTAGGTAAACAACACGTTTATAATCGTGTTAAAACTATCGTTGAACTCCGATGTGATAACTGTGACAGTGTATTTACCAGGGATCTAAAAAAGATAAGCAAAGCCCGGCTGAGTAACAATTATTTTCACGTTTGCGGTAATTGCGATGCCAAGAGATTTGCACAACGTAAAGGTGTTGAGCAAAAACAAATGTGGGATATGCCTGCTGATGCAGACTTAGAAATTTCTAAATATTAAAATGAAACACTTTCACCGCAACCACAACTATTTGTTGCGTTGGGATTTTTGATAGTTAAAGAAGATCCAAATATTTCTTCTACGTAATCTATAGTTGTACCTATTACGTATAACATACTCATAGAATCTATTGCAAATTCTCCATTCTTTAACTTAATAACTTCATCGTCAAATTCTTTTTTGTCGGTCATAAGCCATTCGTATTGAAAGCCGGCACACCCACCGCCTTTGACTCTAAGTCTAACGATAGGTTTGCCTTGCTTTTCAATAAGACCGTTTAGGTGTGTTTTAGCAGAATCTGTTATGTTAACTGCGTCTGACATTATTCACTTTTCCAAATAGTCCAAGCACCATATGCAATAGCAGCATATGCTAATAAGCCGGCTAAAGGTTTTGCAATTAATACTATAATACCAAATGCAATTAAGACTGCTCCATCCCAAGATGTTCTTTCTTGAAATGCTTTGCTTACTCTACTTTTAATTATATCTAACATGTTATTGTCTCCTTATTTTATTTTTTAGGTTTAACTATTTTCCATAGTTGATCAACTAGTTTTGCTTTAGTTAATCTACGGTCTAACTCAACATCATAAGCACGACCTAGTTCTTCTAGTTGTACTTTTGACATCTTTGTTAGTTCCGATTTCTTTCCGATTACTTGCTTTTTTAACACTAGAACTTCTTCTTTAGTGTCTACAGCAGGTACGAAAATCTTTTTAAGCCACTTTAGCATAAATTATTCTCCTTGTATTCTATCGTTCACGATTGGCCAGTTTATGATACGCCAAATGTTCTCAAGATATTTGTCTTTAGTTGAGTCGAGCAAATAAGAGTGTTCCCACATATCAATAAGAAAAGCAATCTGTGTTCCTTTCTTAAAATCTTGATTAGCAATTAATCCTAACTTGCCTTTGACATCCATATAACACCATCCACTGCCCTGAAGGCTCTTGGCTTTTTCTATGAATTCATTTTTAAATTTTTCGTAAGATCCAAACTTAGTGTTAATAAGTTCTTCAGATGCTCCTAAGGGCCTATTCCCTGAACTTGGTGATTGTAACATAGGCCAAAACAAATTATGTAAATGAGCACCACCAAAGTTAAAAGTGTCATCACCTTCTTTGTTGTTGTATCGATCTACATATCCTTTAGACAACTTAGCATAGTGTAAATCTATACTTTCTTTGCTCATCACAGGTTCTAATTCATCACGCGAATACGGTAATGGATTTAAAACCAATGTAGGACGTTGCTTTTCAGCCTCTATTATGATATCTTTAAGTTCTTTTAGCATCTAACATATTTATGCTAGACTTCCTCGAATAGAACAGAATGCTGGTGTAATGCAATACTTGCCAAATTCTTAGCCTTGCTTTCTACCATAATGTCTGCAGAGTCGTTAAACTGTAGAGCCCAGTCATTAACAGCATGATTCCACATCATATCGCTATGAGCTCGTAGTTTTTGTTTCTTAAAGCCTTGTTCAAGTAGTTCGCCCATGTTAGGTAATACGTTAGGATCATGTCCTACAAGTAAGTCTTCACGTGAAACAGAATAATGTATCACAGGACGGACACCACGCCAACTATCTACTATGCGTAGAAATCTATCGTCGGTTGGTTGAATGTATTCACCACTAGCGACCCAGTGATGGTGTATGTCAAGAACGAGGGCAAGGTCGTTTGCAAGTTCGAGGCTTGCATCAATACCCCACGACATTTCGTCGTTCTCGATCGTAATAATATTTCGCGCCTCTTGAGATAATCTTGGGAGAGCTCGTTGGATACCGGCTGGACCTTGCCTACCGGATATGTGTACATTGCACTTCGCATCTTGGAAGGACTTGCCGTATCCCATCCAGCGGAAGACATCGGTGTGATATTCAAATTCTTCTATGCTCCTTTCTACAATATTAGGATTATCTGACGCAAGTACAGTAAACTGACCAGGATGCATAGACACCCTAACATCAAGTTCACGAGCCTTTGCGCCGACGTGAGCAAAGTTACTCTCACAATATTGTCGTACATCAGGCTTACGCCAGAAGTAAGACCAAGTAGGCTCAGTATAAACAGGTA